ATGGGCAAGGGGCTGAAGGGGCTGACACGGCCGGAACTGGCCAAGGCGCTCGGCTGCAACCCGCGGACCGTCGCGAAGTGGCAGGAGGAAGGGCTGCCCGTCGCGTCGCGCGGCCGGGGCGGGCGGGCGTCGCGTTATGACGAGACGGGCGTTCGCGCATGGGTGGCGGCGCGAGAGGAGGCCGCGAAGCAGCCAGGCGGCCTCGACTGGTCCCAGGAGCGGGCGCGGAAGGAGCACTGGCAGGGGCTCCTGGCCGAGCAGCTCCACAAGACGCGCGAGCGTGAGTTGCTCCCGAGGCTCGAGGCCGAGAAGGCATGGTCTGCCGAGGTCGCGGCGGCGAGGACGAAGCTCCTGGCGTGGCGCACGACCCTCTCCGATCGGCTCACGAGAGCCGCCACGCTCGAGGGGGAGCCTGGCGTGGAGCGTGTTCTCGACGCGGCGGTACGGGATGTGCTCCGCGAACTGGCCGGCGGTGGTGAGCAGCGGGCGCCGGCGAAGCGCCGGACGAAGAAGGGGAGGGCGGCATGAGTGCTGCCGTAGCCCTCAGCGCGCCTCCCTCCCCGCTTCAGGCCTCGCTCGCGCGGGTTCGCGCCGGCTTTCTGCCGCCTCCCGACCTCACGGTGTCCCAGTTCGCCGACCGCGAGCTCGTGGTCACCACCGGGCCCCTGGCCGGCACGCACTGGCAGACGGACTTCGCTCCATACCAGCGCGGCATCCTCGACGCCTTCCACGAGCCCGGGGTGGAGATCGCCGCCGTGATGGGGTCCTCGCAGTGGGGAAAAACCGCCTGCGCCGTGAACGTGGTGGCCTACCACATGGCGCACGACCCTTGCCCCATTCTCGTGGTCGAGCCGACCGTCGACCCGATGGCCAAGGACTTCGCCCGGAACCGACTCGAACCGATCATCGCCGCCAGCCCAGTCCTGCGTGACCGCGTCAGCAAGAAGCGGGCGAAGGACTCGAGCAACACGACTCTTCAGAAGACCTTCAAGGGCGGATCGCTGGCGATCGGCGGGGCGAACTCTGCGGCGTCGCTCGCCGCTCGCTCGACGCGGCTCCTCGTTCTCGACGAGATCGACCGTTATCCCCCGGAGCTGCCCGGCGAGGGCTCGACCATGGCGATAGCGCTCAAGCGCACGGCCGCCTACAGGCGCCGGCGCCGCGTCCTGATGCTGTCGTCTCCGACGCTGAAGGGTGCGGCCATCGACACCTGGTTCAGGCGCGGCGACCAGCGGCGGTACTACGTGCCCTGCCCCTCGTGCGGTCTCATGTTCGCGTTCACCTGGGCCAGCGTGAGGTGGCAGAAGGACGATCCGAAGACGGCGCGGATTCATTGCCCCGCGACGTCCTGCGACTACGGCATCGCGGATGCGGAGAGGATCGCCATCCTCGGGCGCGGCGAGTGGCGCCCCGAGGCGGAGCGGCGCGATCAGTCCATCATCTCCTTCCACCTCTGGGAAGCCTACTCGCCGCTGTCGTCACTCGCCGAGATCGTGGCCGGCTTCCTTCGGGCGAGGGAGCTGCAGAAGGCCGGAGATCGTAGCGAAATGCACACGTGGGAGAACACGACGCTCGGGGAGCCGATCGAGCCCGACGCCGGCGAGGGCGTGGAGCCCCACGTGCTCATCATGCGCCGCGAGGAATACGGGGACCTGGACATGCCCGCCGGCGCCTGCTGTCTCACGATGGGCGTGGACGTCCAGGACGACCGGCTCGAGGTCCTGGTGATCGGCTGGGGCCCGGGCGAGGAGTCGTGGCTCGTGGACCGCCAGACGCTGCCGGGCGACACGTCGCAGCCAGAGCCCTGGAAGATGCTCGACGAAGGCCTCGACCACCAGTATCGGCACGCCAGCGACCAGCGGCTCGCGGTCCAGGCCACGTGCATCGACTCCGCGGGCCACCGGACGACGCTTGTCTATGACTACGCCGCGCGGCAGGCGGCGCGTCGGGTATACGCGGTGATCGGCCGGGATGGGCAGCGCCCCATCGTCTCCTCGCCTTCCCCCCGGAAGTGGGGGCGCCAGCAGCGCCAGGTCCCGCTCTACACGGTCGGCGTGGACGCGGCGAAGGCACTCCTCGTCTCCCGCCTAGCCCTGACGCAGAAGGGGCCGGGGTACGTGCATGTCCCGCACGTGGACTGGGCGGACGAGGAATTGGCTGCGCAGCTCACGAGCGAACGGCTGGTGACGAAGTTCTCGAAGGGCGTGCCCTCGCAAATCTGGAAGAAGATCCGACCGCGGAACGATGCCCTGGACTGCGCGGTGTACGCGCTCGCCGCGTTGCGGCTGCTGCACCCGGACCTTGGACTACTGGCCCAACGGTTGAGGAATCCGGCGGCGCCCCCTCCGCCTCCGAAGCCGGCCCGGGAGCGGTGGCTGGGCCCGCGGCGAGGCGGGTGGCTGCGATGAAGGAGAAGACTTGCACGATCATCGCTTATCTCGTTCGGCACCAAGAACAAAGGAGGACGGCATGACGCGAAAAGTGGGAGCGGGTTTGGTCGCGGCGATCGCGACAGTAGCTACGGTGGTGGTCGTATCTGGTCCGCAGCTACTACAAGGCCAGGCGACGGAGACCTACAACTACGGAAGGGTAGTGCCCTATACCTGCCTCCTGGTCGCCCAGAGCACCACCCAGCAATGCAAAGCTCTGACGGCCGGGCTGAAGACCTACGTGACCGATGGCCTCGTGAGCAACAACGTCGGAACGGCCCAGACCCTCAAACTCGTCACCGGCACTGGCACCAACTGCGGGACGGGCACCGCCGACCTGACGCATGCCGTCCAGTTCGCGGCCGCGGTCGGAAACGTCAACCTCGGCTCATTTCACACGCCGCTGCAGCCGGCGGCGGCTGGCTTGGCCGTATGCGTGACGCCATCCGCGGCCACAAGCTACTCGGCTACGATCAGCGGGTTTGTGGCCCCATAAACAAGGAGGACGGAAGCATGGAAAAGGCTAGAAAGGACGACGAGGAGATGGACCCGGTGGAGACACCTCCGGTTCAGACCCCGAATCCGATTTCCGATCCGAGCCAGATGGAGAAGCCGGAGAAGCCGAAGAAGGAGAAGTAGCTCCGATGGCCTGGACCCAAGCCGACATCGACGCGCTGAAGGCGGCGCTGAAGACCGGGATGCGGAGAATCCAGTTCGCGGACCAGGAGTTCGAGTGGCACTCGCTCACGGAGGGCCTCGAGCTGCTCGCCCGGATGGAGCGAGAGGTGGGCAAGCCGCCAGCGTATCGGGTCGCGGCCACGAAGAAGGGGGTGTGATGGCGGAACGGGCGACGCGCGGTTCCTGGCTCGACCGGGCGGTGGGCTGGTTCGCCCCGCAGACCGGGCTCCGTCGCCTCCGGGCGCGCGTCGCCGCCGACATGCTCATCCGCCACTACGAGGCGGCTGGCGGCGGACGGAGGACTCGGGGTTGGAACCGCTCGGCGGGTGACGCGAACGCCGCGGTCGGCTCAGGGCTGTCCCGTCTCCGCGACGTGGCCCGCGACTTGGTGCGTAACAACCCCCACGCCGAGAGCGCTCTGAGCACGATCGCGGATCACACGGTAGGGTGGGGCATCGTGGCCAAGCCGAATCCGACCAATCGCCGCGCGTCCGACATCTGGGCCGAGTGGGCCGGCACGCCAGCCTGCGACGCCGATGGCCGGCACGACTTCGCCGGGCTGCAGAAGCTGGCCATGCGCAGCGTCGTAGAGGTCGGAGAGGTCCTCATCCGTCGCCGCCGCCGGCTCCCGGTGGACGGCCTGCCCCTCCCCCTCCAGCTTCAGGTCCTCGAGCCCGACTATATCGACACGGCGCGTACCGGGATTCGGCTGTCGGGCGGAGGACGGATCGTCCACGGCGTGGAGTTCGATGGGATCGGGCGGCGAGCCGCTTACTGGCTGTTCCCTGAGCACCCCGGGGCGGCCCTGTCCATGTTCGCCGCAGGCGCTTCCGTGCGGGTCTCGGCCGAGAACGTGCTCCACGTCTACCGCCAGACCCGCCCCGGCCAGGTGCGCGGGCCCTCGTGGTTCGCGCCCGTGATCCTGCGGTTCAAGGACTTCGACGAGTACGAAGACGCGCAGCTCATGAAGCAGAAGATCGCGGCGTGCCTGGCCGTGCTGACGTCGGATGTCGACGGCACGGCGCCCGCGTTGGGCACGGCCGATGAGACCCAGGAGCCCCCGGTCGACAGCCTCGAGCCCGGGATGGTGCTGAACCTACCGCCGGGGCGCTCGGTGACCGTGGTGGACCCTCCGCACGTCGGCGACTACGCCGTCTACTCGGAGATCACGCTCCGATCCATCGCTGCGGGCCTGGGCGTGACGTACGAAGACCTCACGGGCAACTACACGAACCTGCCCTTCTCGGCTGCCCGTATGTCGCGGTTGCGCCACTGGGCACGGGTCGAGGACTGGCGGTGGGTTACCTTGATCCCGCAGCTCTGCAATCCGGTGTGGGGATGGGCGATGGAGGCGGCCGCCATCATGGGGATTGTCCCGGAGGCCCCGGCGGCGGTCTGGACGGCGCCCCCCTTGCCGATGATCGAGCCGGACAAGGAGGGGCTGGCCTACCAGCGGAACATCAGGACCGGGATCATGAGCTTGTCGGAAGCCATCCGCGAGCGCGGGTATGACCCCAAGGAGCTCTTGGGCGAGCTGGCCGCCGACTTCGAGATGCTCGACAAGCTCGGGCTGATCTTGGACTGCGATCCCAGCAAGGTTTCGCAGGCGGGGCTCACGCAAATGCGGCCGGCCGGAACCGTGTTGCCCGGGACCACAGGCGACGGAGCGGAGGTTTAGAAATGAGCGTCAGACCAGAGACCTTGGAGAATCCGGAGCGAGCCCTGGATCTGTCGACCCGCCGGCCGGCGCCCGATGCGAAGCAAGGGAGCCAGCGGGAAGGCTCGTCGGCGGCCGAGCTGCGAGCCGTCCGGGAACGGATCGAGGCCGCTCACGCCATCAAGCCCCAGGGCGCCGAGCTGCACTGCGCCGACTGCTGGCGCCGCGGCCGCGATGCCGCGCTGCGCCTGATCGAGGGCGAGGGCGGATGACCGAACGGGGCCATGTCGTAGCGCCCCTGGCCGTGCGCCAGCGCGCCGTGCTGATGCTGATCGCCCGGTACTACGAGGCGACCGGCGAGACCCCGTCCGTCTACTACATAGCCCGCCGCCTGGGCGTGCACCCCAAGACGATCAGCCAGCATCTCGAGGCGCTGTACCGCAAGGGGTGGCTGCGCACGCCCGATCCGAGCGGCCTTCGCTGCCCGCACGTGCCGGGCTAACTCCAAGCCCCTCAACATCGAACCACCCCGCGAAAATAGCGGGTTACGCCCGACCATCAGTCCGCCGCATGGTGGAGATCATGGCTGCGAAGCGCACCCGCGCCGTAGAGCCCGTCCCTGTTGCCCCACGCGTCGTGGAGATGTCGCCGCTCTCGCTGCGCGCCGACGTAGCCCTCAAGAGCCTCAATGACGAGGCCCGCACCGTGGAGCTGGTGTTTAGCACCGGCGCCGCGGTCCAGCGCTACGACTGGATGAGCGGTACGCGGTATCTCGAGATCCTCTCCCTCGACCCTGAGTCGGTTCGCATCGACCGGCTGAACGAGGGTGGTCCGCTCCTCGACTCGCACAGCGCCTGGTCGGTGGCCGACCAGCTCGGCGCGGTGGTGCCGGGTAGCGTGAACCTCACCAAGAAGGAAGCCCGGGCGACCGTGCGCTTCTCGAAGCGCGAGGCGGTCGAGCCCGTGTGGCAGGACGTGCGCGACGGGATCATCCGGAGCGTGAGCGTTGGCTATCGGGTCTACAAGTTCGAGGAGATCGCAGGCAACGGGGACAAGCTGCCGGTGCGCAAGGCGACCGATTGGGAGCCGTTCGAGGTCTCAATGGTCTCGATGCCGGCGGATGCCGGCGCCAAGGTTCGGGGCGAGAAGCCCGCTGGTACCAACTCCTGCGAGATCGTGACGCGCACAGGAGAACCGCCCAAGAAGGAGCCGAAAATGGAAGACGATCCTCGCTCGGAGACCATCGTGGAGACCGACCCCCTGGCGCCGCCCGCTGGGCGGACGCTCGCCCCGGCCGAGCCGAACGAGCGGGACGAGGGCGCGGACGCCGAGCGGACACGCATCCAGGGCATCCTCGCGGCTTGCCGCGCCGCTCGCCTCCCCCAGGCGACCGCCGACAGGCTGATCCAGGACAAGGTGTCGTTGGTCGAGGCCCAGAGCCGCGTGTTCAAGGAGCTGGCGGCGCGCGACGTCGACGTGCCCCGTGGCAGTTCGCGTGGCTCCGACGTTCGCGTCACCGGCGACGATCCGTTCATCCACGTCCGCGAGGGCATCGAGAACGCCCTCCTCCACCGGGTGCGACCCAAGACCGGGAACGACCCCAAGGGATTCGAGCTGGCGGACGTGGGGCGCCAGTACCGCGGCATGACCATGCTGCGGATCGCCGAGGCGTACCTGAACCAGGTCGGTGTCCGTACCACCGCCCTGGGCAAGATGAAGATCGCCGGGCTCGCCCTCGGTCTCGAGACACGGACGGCCGGGATGCACACGACCTCGGACTTCGCGAACTTGCTGGCCGACGTCGCCAACAAGACGCTCCGACGCGCCTACGAGGAAGCGCCCCAGACCTGGGGGCCTATCTCCCGCCGCACCACCTTGCCGGACTTCAAGCCGGTCAAGCGGCTTCAGATCGGCGAGGCGCCGGCACTCCTCGAAGTCGGCGAGCACGGAGAGTTCACCTTCGGGACCATCGGCGAGGGGAAGGAGCAGTTCCAGCTCGCCACCTACGGTCGCCGGTTCGCCATCACGCGCAAGGCCCTGGTCAACGACGACACGGACGCCTTCTCTCGGGTGCCGACCCTGTTCGGCCGCGCCGCCCGGAACCTGGAGTCCGACCTCGTCTGGCAGCAGATCACGACCAACCCGCTGATGGGTGACGGGGTGGCGCTTTTCGCCACGGGCCACAACAACCTGTCGGCCACGAGCGACGCCATCTCGGTGGCGGCGATCGGCGCCGGCCGGGCGGGCATGCGTGTCCAGAAGGGCGTCGACCTCGTGACGCTCCTCAACATCTTCCCGCTCTACTTGATCGTCCCGGCCGCGAAGGAAACGATCGCCGACCAGTTCGTGAGCACCAACCTGCTGGCCAGCGCGTCCAGCTCGGTGAACCCGTTCGCGGGAAGGCTCCAGGTCATCGCGGAGCCGCGGCTCGACACCGGCAGCCTCGTGTCGTGGTATCTGGCCGCCACGCCCGACCAGATCGATATCATCGAGTACGCCTACCTGGAGGGCGAGGAAGGCCCGATGGTGGAGAGCCGCGTCGGATTCGAGATCGACGGCCTCGAGGTGAAGTGCCGCGAGGACTTCGCGGCGAAGGTGATCGACTTCAGAGGTCTCTGGAAGAACCCCGGCGCGTAACGGAACGCCAAGGAGACGATGCCATGAAGACTTTCGTGAGCGAGGGCGATGTCCTCGAGTTCGTCGCCCCCGCGGGCGGCGTGACGTCCGGCACCGGGGTGAAGATCGGCGACATCCTGGTCATCGCGCTGGACACAGCGGTCGCGACCGCGAAGTTCCGCGGGCAGCGCACGGGATTGGTCGAACACGCCAAGCTCTCCGCGCAGGCGTGGACCGAGGGTCAGCAAGTCAACTGGGACGACACCAACAAGCGGTTCACGACGGTGACCACCGGCAACTTCCGCGCCGGCGTCGCGGCCGCGGTCGCTGCCAATCCCACGGCCACGGGTAAGGTGGTTCTGGCCGGCGTGAACCTGGGCGCGGCCCTGGCCTAGCGAGCCTGGAGGTGGGATGGGCGGTCTCGCTGCGAGCATCCGCTCGACGGTGGAGGCGGTCAACGCGCAGACGACTACCCTCCAGGCGAATGTCGTCCATGAAGCCTGGATCGGTCAGGACGACTACGGTGTGCCCAGGTATGCAGCCCCCGTCGGTCGGCCCGCGCTGATCCACGAAGGCACGACCCAGCGTCGACTGCCGACCGGCGATGTCATCACCACGCGTGCGTGCGTGACCTTTTACTCCCCGGTGCCATCGAACGGAGCCAGCGGTCGTCGTGACCCGATCGACCCCCGAGACCGGATCACCCTACCAAGCGGCCTCACCGGCCCCATCGTCGATGCGCCGGGCGCGGGCATCGACCCGAGCACTGGCCATCCGTACGTCAGCGTCTTCTGGCTCAAATGACCGCGATCACGAGCTCGTTTAGCGGGGACAAGGAACTGGCGAAGAAGCTCGAGAGTATGAGCAAGGAACTCCCAAAGATTACCCGTGAGGCCCTCAAGGAAATAGGTGCCGAGAAACTCGCGCTCACGAGCCCGCGCGTCCCATACAAAACCGGGAAGCTCCACGACAGCGGCCGGTTCAGCGTACGAGTCGGCGAGAAGCAGGTGATGTTGACGATCACGTACGGCGGGCCCGACGCGCCTTATGCCATCCGAGTCCACGAAGACCTCGAGGCCAGGCACGGGGGTGGCCGCCGGGCCAAATTCTTGGAGTCGGTGATCCTGGAGGCCAAGCCCACGATCGGGCAGGACATCATCAAGAAGATCGACCTCAGGCGGGCGCTATGAGCACCCTGAAGGAGATTGCCGCGTTCCTGGCCGCTTCCCCCCAGAGCCTCGGCGTTGTCGGGATCGACCTCATCGTCGGCAAGCTGCCGAACGACCCCGATGCGTGCGGCGCGGTCTACGAGTACGGCGGCGTGCCTCCCGACCTCGGATTCGGGGCCCCCGGCATCCAGTTTGAGACGCCCGCTGTGCAAATCGTCTTCCGTGGTGCCCCGCACGATTACGCTGGCCCCAGGGCGAAGGCGGAAACGGCGTACAGGGCGCTGGCGGCAGTCGAGGTAAGGCTCTTGAGCGGCACGTTCTATCGGTGGATCCATCCGCAGCAGGCGCCCTTCTTGCTCGCCCGGGATGATGCGGAGCGGGTCGTCATCGCCTGCAACTTTCTGCTGGAAAAAAACCTTTCCGTGGCGGTCTAAATGACGCTCCTCGACGCCAGCGGTCGGCCCATGAAGGCAGCCGCGCATGACAAGACGTGTCCTCGGTGCGGCTCGCCGCCGAAGGACCACGAGGAGACCACGGGCTTCGGCGGGCACTGGACAAGGCTCTGCATGCTCTGCGGCTACACCCTAAACGAGGGGCGCGACGCGGCGGCCGAGGCCCGATGACCAAGTACCGGGTGCTGAAAGACGGGATCAGCCAGCGGCAGGGCAACGAGCTCGTCGAGCGGCTGGTCGGCGAGGTCATCGAGGTGTCTGAGGTCGCGGCCCCCGGGCTCATCGCCGAAGGCTACATCGAGCCGGTGGCAGGTTCCGGCGGCCGCAAACCGCGGCGGACTGGCCAGATCGGGCCAGAAGAGGCGGAGGCGGACTGATGGCGAAGTACGGGCCATCGAGCGCATTCCTTCTCGTGGGCGGGAAGAACATCTCGAGCGACACGTTCACGCTCAAGGAATCGGTCCGGCACATGCTGAACCAGACGAATGGCCTGAGCAAGACCTGGGAAGAGCACCTGCCGATCGGCGTCGCGAGCGTGGGCCTCGAAGCCGGAGGCGGGTTCTACGACGATGCAGTAGCTGGCATCGTGGAGGCTCTACAGGGCCAGGGCGCCACGAGACAACTGGTGAGCTTCGGCCTATCAAGCAGCATCACCGGCGCCGAGGCCATGCTGCTCGATGGCGCGTTTGCCGCCGTCTGGGATCGTATCGCGCAAAAGGAGGGCCTGACCAAGGCGGACGCCAAATACACGGTCACCGGCGACTACAAGCGCGGCAAGATCATCCACGGGCTGAACGCCGAGACCGCCACCTCCGGCAACACCGAGGGCCCCTCGGTGGACAACGGCGCCTCCAGCGCCAACGGGGCGACCGCGGACTTGCACGTGCCGGCCCTGACGCTCGGCGGCTTCACCAGCGTCACGGTGAAGGTGCGACACAGCACCGACGACATCACCTACGCCGACCTCATCACGTTCTCGGCCGTGACAGCAATCGGCGCACAACGGGCGACGGTCAGCGGAACAGTGAACCGACATTTGGCGATGTCTTGGTTGTTCAATGGCGCAGGTAGCGGTCAGAGCATCGTCCCCTACGTGGTCGTCAATCGGGGCTGAACGAATGGTGAAGGCTCGCCAGGACGTCAGAGAGGTCGAACGGTTCGCCTATCAGCTCGTGGGAAGCGCCGAGACCGAGGCCGAGGTCTTGGAAGGGCGCGTGATTCTGCGGCTCGCGGTCGGCCTCAGACGGAAGTTGGATCAGTTGGGGGGAGGTAGGTAAGTCCAATGGCGAAATATGGCCCGGCCAGTCTGGCCATCGACTACGACAACTCCGGCGGCACGCCCGTGAGCATCACGCAGCACGTGCTCACGATGAACGGGGTGTCCATCGAGCAGATCCTCGAAGAGGTGCGCAGCTTCGGCGACCAGTGGGAAGAGCACCTGCCGATCGGCGTCGGCCGGATGAAGCCCGTGGTGCTCGGCGGCAAGTTCGACGACACGGCGGCGACCGGGCCGGACGCGCTGTTCATCCGCACGACACCGGAGACGCCGGCCTCGACCACCAGGACCCTGAAGTTCACCTGGGGCGGCACGAAGACGACGAGCGTGGAGACCTTCGTCATGCGCTACGACCGGCTCGGTGAGAGGAACAAGATCCAGGACTACGAAGTGGAGCTGCAGCCGACCGGGGCCGTCACGGAAGTCTAGAGGCCAGCACAAAACCCGGCGGCGCCCAGTTCGCTGCCCCGCACCGGGGCGCCTCGGGCGCCGCCCTGGAGGAAGCGCCATGTTCGCGTCGAAGATCACCAAGGAGATCACGGTCGGAAGCGACCCGGTTCGCATTCGGAAGCTCTCTGCGGCTCAGCTCGAGAAGGCCTTGGAGGTGAGGCAGCTCTCCGTCGCGGCAATGACCAGAGGGATGGGCCCAGAGATCCTCAGGGCATTCCGGGACGATCTGCCCGAGACCAAGGCCGCCCATGTGACCGAGAGGCGGGAGACCAGGAAATACGATCGCCGAATCGTGCTTCGCGAGGGGATCATGAGCCTCCCCGGGTTCGATGCCCCCGGCGCGCGGGGCTTCCTCGATGCCGTCGATGACTTGGAGGAATGGGCCGCGGAGCAGATTTACGGTGAGATCGTCGACCTCTCCGACCCGCCGGCCGCCATCGCGGAGACCGCCCGAAAAAACGACTCAGGGCCCTCCATCGATTCCTAGACGAAGAGGAGCCGGTCGAGGACCCACGAGTCCGAGGGATGTGGGCGTTGGCGGTGGTGGCGAGGACGTTCGGGGTGCTGCCGACGGTCGTGGCCCGCGATCTGAACGAAGACCCCGAGCGCTTGTCTCTGGTCTGCGCCGAGATGCTCCAATACGCCGACGCCAAGACGGCCTATGACCAAGCGCGGGACCAGAATGCGCGCAACGCGCTCGTAGGGTCATCGCGCCTGGCGGCTGAGGCGGAAGTCAATGCCTTCGCGCTAGCCAAGGAAAGGCGGGAGGCGCAGAAGGGGCCCAATGGCAACGCTTGACGTAGGAATTCTTCAGGCGATCCTGAGACTGCGGGACGAGATGTCTCCGGAACTGAAGAAGGCCAGTGCCACGCTCAAGAGCGTCGGCGCCGACATTCGTTCGGTTGGCGTCGGTATGACGGCCGGGATCACCCTCCCAATGGCGGGAGCCGCCATCGCCGCGCTGAAGCTGGCCGGGGACTTCGAGCAGACCAAGATCGCGTTCACGACGATGCTGGGCTCCGCCGAGCAGGCGACCGCCTTCTTGGGGGAGCTCGAGGAATTCGCTGCGCGCACACCCTTCGAATTCCCTGATCTCGTCGAGGGATCAAACCGCCTTCTTGCGATGGGGTTCAATGCGCAGCAGGTCGTCCCGATGCTGACCAGTATCGGCGATGCCGTCGCCGGACTCGGCGGTGGCGGCGAGACAATCAACCGCGTGACGCTCGCCCTGGGACAGATGGGGGCGAAGGGCAAGGTCAGCGCCCAGGAAATGAACCAGTTGGCCGAGTCTGGGATTCCCGCCTGGAGGTTCCTGGCCGATGCGATCGGGACAGACATCCCCACGGCCATGAAGCTCGCGGAGAGCGGGGCGATCTCGGCGTCCGCCGCTATCCCGGGCATCCTCGCGGGCATGAACGCGCAGTTTGGCGGAATGATGGAGCAGCAGTCCAGGACCCTCTTGGGTCGCTGGTCCACGATCAAGGACGAGGTCGGTTTCGCCGTGCGCGATTTGGGCACCGCCCTCCTTCCGCTGGCCGGGATGATGCTGAACGCGGTGCAGGCGGCGCTCCCGCACATCCAGGCAGCGGTGAGGTGGTTTGCGGAACTGTCTCCGCCCGTGAAGATGGCGGTGGTGGTGGTCGCGGGCCTGGCCGCCGCGATCGGGCCGCTGCTCGTTGTCTTCGGCATGCTGACGTCCTCTATCGGGTCGGCGATGGCCGCCTTCAACGCCGTGCGTGCCCTACTTCCGCTCATCATGGGCCACCTCGGATTGCTTGCCTCCATCCTGGCAGTCGTCGCGGTGGCCTGGGCCTCTTGGGAAATCGGGAAGAAGATCGGCGAGATGAAGCTGTTCGAGGGCGGTACCGTATCGCTCACCGACAAACTGGGCATGCTTTTCGCTTTCATCCAGGGCGGCGACGAAGCGGTGAAGGCCTATCGCGCCAACCTCACCGCGTTCAACGCGGTGCAGCAGACCGCCAACGTGGCCACGGAGAAGGGGGCCAAGGTAACGGCCGACATCGACGCCGCGCTCAAGAAGGCGTTCGGTTCGGTCAAGTCGTTCAGCATCGCGGAGGCGGAGGCGGCTAAGGCCAGCGAGGAGTACGCGAAGGGCGTCAGGGCGCTGCGCGCCGAGCTGACCGGCGCCAATCTCCTGGCGGACCTCAGGGAGTTCAACGACGCTATCGCGGGCCAGGAACTGAACGCGGCCATCCTTGACCGAGCGCGCGCCCTCGCCGAGCAGGCGGATGAGCTCGGGGTAGTCGCCACCGGGCTCGCCGGCGCGCTCCAGGTCCTGGCGAACGCCCCGAGGCCCACGTCGATCGAGTCGTACGACAATCTGGCCACGAGCCTGAGCGGCGCGACGCTGGCTGCAGCGGAGTACCAGGAGATGCAGGAGCAGGCCCTCGCGGAGGGCGCGGCCTTTCAGCACCAGCAGGAGGAATCAGCGCGCGCCGCGGAAAAGCATGCCGGGAAGATGTCAGCGCTTGCCGATGTCGCCGGGTTCTTCGGCGACACCCTCGCCGGCATCGAGGAGATATTCGAGATCCTCGGCGTTTCGGCGGAGTCGGCCCTCGGCAGGGCGGTCACGTTCATGCGCGAGCTTGGGGACACGGCGCGCGGTGTGTTCGAGCAACTCACCAAGGGCAACATCATTGGCGCCATCATCGGCGGTGTCGTCGGGCTCGGCCGGGCGCTGAAAAACCTCTTCGGCCCCAACCTAGCGAAGGAGGCCGAAAAGCTGCGAAAGGAGTTCATCCAGTCTGCCGGCGGTCTGGCCGAGCTGGAGTTCGCGGCTCGGGAGGCCGGCTTGTCCCTCGATGCGCTGTTCGCGGCCCGCAATCCAGATGCCGCCAAGAAGGCGATCAAGGAGATCGAGGACGCGCTGGCGCTGCACGATGAGGCGATCGCCGCCGTCCAGGAGGCCATGGACCGCTACGGGCTGACGATCGAGCAGATGGGTCCGAAGTGGGCGCAGCAGGAGTTGAATCAGCAAGCCGCCCAGCTCCTCAGGGACTACCGGCTCCTGACCGCAGCCGGGGCCGAGCACGGTGCGGTTATCACGGCGATGGGCCCGGCGATGCAGGAGTACGTGGACCAAGCGCTCGCCGCCGGTGCTTCCATCCCCGAGGCGATGCGGCCGCAGATCGAGCGCATGATCGAGATGGGGCTGCTGCTCGACGAGAACGGGGAGGCGTTCAGCTCCGTCGAGGACGCGGGCCTGACGTTCGCCGAGACCCTCGAGGAGGGGCTGGGTCGCGCGATCGAGGCGATCAACCGCCTGGTGGAGGCCCTCCTCCGGACGCAGGGGATAGCAAGCGCTGGCATCCACATCCCGGTGAGCACTGGCTCGCCTGGCATCCCCGGGCCCCACATCCCGGAGTTCCAGCACGGTTCGGGTGGCTTCCGGGACTTCGGCCCTGGCACGCTTGCCATGCTCCACGGCCGAGAAGCCGTCGTGCGAGAGAGGGGGCCCGCAGGAAGCTCCGTCGCTGGCGGTTTCGATCAGCGACGCTTCGAGGCCGCGCTCGATCGCCAGACCGCCATGATCGCTCGCGCTGTTCGTGATGGAGTCTTGCTGGCGGTGAACTGATGGGGGTCGTTCCGACCAGCGTCGACGTGCAGATGGTCCTCCCTATCCTTCCGTCGATCCTCTCGCCCACGGCCTGGTGGCACGCGGGATCGATCACCCTGGCGGACGGCACCCCGGTCACGACCTGGGCGGATTCCTCCGGCAACGGCCGCGACCTTACGCAGGGCACGGCTTCTCAGCGTCCCGTGTTCATCGCCGATAAGGAGTTGGTCGTCGCGAAATGGCCGGTGCGCCGGCCGTGCGTGCTGTTCGACGGCAGCAATGACCGCCTGGATTCGAGCGCCACGCTGGCCCAGGTCCTCGGTGCGAACGGGGTAGGTACGATCTTCGTCGTTTTCCTCCAGGACCCGACGCAGACGAGCACGGAACGCTATCTCTTCGTAGACACCAACGGGATCGTTGGCGTGTTCTACAACTTCGACACGACTCCCGTGCGGCGGATCTCCGTCCTGAACACGGACAGCGGCGGCGCCGACCGAGCCTACGATCCTACGATCCCCGGGCAGCCGCGCATCGCGATGTGGGGGCACGACGCAACGAACCTCTACATCGGCGAGAACGTCTTCGATGATTCGCAGATAGCCTCAATTGTGTCTGGCACGACGACGCTTCTCACGGGGACGCTGCAAGTTGGCGCGGGCTCGGTCGGGAACGCCTTCGACGGCTGCATCGCCGAGATCATCGTTTACAGCTCATGGCTATCGCAGGCCGACAGACGACGCGTAGGGTACTACCTCGCGCTCAAGTATGGCCTGCTGGTGACAGAGGACTTCGCGGTGTCAGGTGGCCAAGATTCCGCGCCGGTAAGCCGCGAGATCACGATCCCGCCCGACGAATGGACCTCTGTCGTTGTCGACGTGTCGGGCGAGGACCAGATCCAGTTTCGCTATGGCATCGCTGGGACCGGAGACCTCGACAGGGTGGCAGAGGCCGGGACGCTGGAATTGTCACTGATCAACTACGATTCCGCCGGCAACCCCGGTTATTATTCTCCCGACAATCCCAAGTGCCGGGCTGGGTTCGAGGTGGGGGTCAAGGTTCGCGTCGCGATCGTCTATGGTGGCGTGACCTACTACAAGTGGCGTGGCAAGGTCACCGACATCGCCGTGGTGCCGGGGAAGCAACGTCGGATCGTCGCGATTCGGTGCGTAGACTGGATGGATGAGGCCGCCCGAACGAAGCCGCGTGGCCTTACGGTGCAGATTGAGCAGCGGGCCGACCAGCTCTTCTCGCTCCTGCTCGCCGCAATCGATTCTCAGCCGGCCGCAACGTCGATCGATACGGATACGGACCGCTTCGCAGCGGCCTTCGATAACGCCTTCGACGAATCGACCACGCTGCTGAGCGAATTCCAGAAGCTCGCGGCCTCGGAGTTTGCGTCGGTCTTCGTCAAGGGGAACACCACGCAGGGCGAGACCCTGACGTTCGAGGGCCGACGCTCGCGCGGCCTGAAGACCACGAACTCGATCGACGTGACGGATGCGGAGAGCCTGGCCGTACAGGTACGCCGAACTCGCGACGACATGGCCAATCGCGTCAAGGTACAGGTACGCCCTCGCAGGATCGATCCGTCGGCAACGACGGTGCTATTCAGCCTAGGCTCGCCTCAGTTCATCCCACGCTTCACGATGCCGCCTGTGTTTATCTGCCCGTACCGTGATCCTTCGCAGCCAGCGATCCGCGTGGGAGGCACGGAGCTCGTCGTGCCAGAGCCGACGACCGACTACCTTTTCTTCGAGAACCGCGACGGAACTGGGGAGGATAGGACGGCGCAGCTCGCGGTGACGGCCGATTACGGTTCCAACACCGCCGCGGTCGAGGTGCTCAACAGCGGTACGGCTGGCACGAACAGGACCGTCTTCGATGGCTGGTTGACCAAGCTTCAGCTCAGGGGCAAGGGTGTCTACTCGTTCGAGCCAATGATCCTCGAAGCGAGCGACGATACGATCCGGAAGAGAATCTACGGCGAGGCGGTCGTTGCCTACGACATGCCTTACCAGAACAGCCTCGAGGTCGGCCTCGATATCGCCCACTACATCCTGAACCGCAGCAAGCTTCCGGCGACGAAGGTCGAAGCCGTGACTTTCCTGGCGAATGAGTCGGATACGCTCATGACGCAAGCCCTTGCGCGTGAAATCTCGGACCGCGTTGGGTTCTCGGAAAGCGTGACGGGCGTCAGTGCGCTCGTCGAGCCGGCCGGCTTCTACATCAACGAGATCGCGTTTGACATGCGCACCGCCGGGAGCATCCGCTGTACCTGGCGACTGATCCCGGCAGACACCGAGACATTCTGGATTCTTGGGACCGCTGGGTTCGGCGAACTCGATTCCTCGACACGCCTGGGCTTTGGCAGCTTCTTGTCTCCTGCTCTCGCCCAAGACGTCAGGGCACTCCTCAGTGGGTACTGGCCGCTCGATGAAAAGGATGCGGGGATTCGCTACGACCGGGCCAAGCAGAGCCATCTCGCTCCGACGAATGCCCCGGTTGCCTCAGCCGGCCAGGTCGGGATGGGCAACGACTTCGAAAGATCAAGCTCGCAATATCTGTCGGTTGCCGATAATGCCGACCTATCCACCGGCGACATCCACCATTTTTGTTTCTGCTGGGTGAAGCCCGAGGCCTTCGTCGCCGGCAGCCAGATCATCGCTGGGAAGCGCCGGGAGTGGTCCCTGTATACGGACGACGCTTCGGGACGCTGTCGCTACGAGGTCTACGACGCGGCCGGCGCCTCGCTCGGCATCGTAGGGTCGGTGAACTTGACGGCCGGCGCCTGGCACTTCTTGGTGGGGTGGCACGATCCGACCGCGAACCAGGTGAATCTCCAGGTCAACAACGGGACTGTGGAGTCTGCGCCTACCACGGGGCCACCGACCGACACTACGCAGGACTTCGCGATCGGCGCGGTCAACGCCCTGAATCATTGGGATGGGATGATCGACGAGCTTGGCTTCGGCAAGGCGACGCTTACTGAAGCGATGCGCGCGCTGCTCTGGAATGGCGGCAACGGCATCGCCCTGTACTGAGGAGACAGAATGGCCTGGACAACGCCCCGGACGTGGGTCCCGCTGGAGGTCGTGAGCGCCGCTCTTCTGAACACGCACATTCGGGATAACGAGAACGTCCTGAAGACAGCCATGGACGACAACGGGTTGCTCAAGACCCAGCACTTCGGAGTCGGATTCTCGGTCGGGGCGGGCAACGTCAGCACGGGCGAGACGGATCTGGCAGGCTACTCATTCACGATCGCGGCGAACCTGCTCGCTGACGGGGATGCGCTTCGCCTACGCGGTCTGTGCACGCTAGCGAACAACACGAACGCCAAGACCCTGCGCTTCTACATCGGGACGCAGTTCAACACGATCCTCGCCTCTGCGGCTGCGGTAGCGAGCAACATCGGCCAGTTCGATCTCATCCTGACGCGTCGCTCAAGCACGGTGTGTGCGGTCCAGGGCTTTTACCTGAAGGATGCCGCGCCAGCGGCGGCACCCACGATCATCGCGGTCAACTTCGGCCTGAGCTCACTGAACTTTGGCTCGTCGCAGACGAGCAAGCTGACCGGACAGGGTGGCGCTACGGACGATCTCAAGATGGCCGAATACAGCGTCGAGGCCATCCGGGGCAACGGCACGATCAAGTAGGCGGGCGTGACCTCCGGGTCATCCTCGACGACGACGCAGCCTTCGAGGCGTTCCAGCTCTGGTGGATCGCCTTGGACCAGCCGCTATACGTGCCCGATGACCAGCTCCGCGCCGAGGCCGACCTCCGGCTGAGGATGCTGGCGCTCAGCGAGCCGGCGCCCCGCGGGGGACGCGTGCTGAAGCAACCCTGCGAGCTTCTCATGACAGGGGAGGAGCAGCTCGCCCTGATGCTGCGCCTGGCCACCTGCCCCTGGCAGCCCGAGATGATCCCCCACGTCCGTGACGCGGCGCGGCTGGCGGGGATCAGATCAGAAGGAACCGGCTAGGGCATCTGCTTTGATCGTCTGGGGAAACTCAGGGGGGGGTTAGCAGGCCCAAATCCTTCGCCCGGAACTCGAACACGAACGGATCAGCTCCACGGAAAGCGACGGCGACCTGCAATTTCCGGTCTACCTTGCTGACCAGCGCCATTGCTTGTTCTAGTGGAAACGCGGCGGTTCCGTCGTAGGTGTTCCATTGGGCCCCCATGGGGTTGGTCCACGTCCGTTGCGACACGGTCATGTCCGCCTCGATGCGTTCGTCACCGACCCTCATCACTGCCTTTATCGGCGGCGCTGAATGGGTGCAGCGCCAGCCGCCGGTGCCGACGTAGGGTTTCGTGTGCGAGTAGGCGACCACCAAGAAGGGGCTGGTCGCCGCCTTGATCTCTTCGGCAGTGGGCTGTCGCAGCTCTCGCTCGGCCATCGCTCTGGCCCAGGTGACCCGATAGTGCGGTGCTTGTAGCTCGAGGTAGCGGCAAGGGAATCCCCTTCTCAACACGGACGACGACCCATCGTCCGTCTGTGGGGCTCTCGGCTTGTCGGCGGCGACAGCCACACGAGGGAGAATCGTGCTCAGGATCGCGATAAGAACTCGGAGCATCGCGCCTTCCCTATCCGAACCTCGGATCTAAGCTGAACGTTTTTGCTACCTCAGGGCCGGAGGATCAGAGCCTACCGCTGCGCTGTCGGTGATGTCAACTATTTCCTTTTGGAACGCTCTCGGGGTAGAAGATCCCACTGTCCGGCGCTTCCGCTGCCCGGCCCCTCCCGGTGGCGTGCCGGGGATCACTGAGCGCCGCGCTTCACCAGATATTCCTCGACGGCCTCGTCGAGGACACCTTGCTTCTCGCGGTCCTGGCTCGACGCATAGGTGTTGAGCCGTCGTCGCAGCGATCTCTTGATTCGCACCCCAACATGATCGTCTGGCCCATTTTTCATGGGTGGCTTCTTCTTTCGTTCGCTTCCCATGGCGGGAGAATGGCACATTCGCGCGTATGTTTCAAGGCGAGGGTTAAGTCCTTGACACGCGAGCACGCGAGGATGTAACATACGCGCCAATGAGACTGTGGCGTGACTGCAGGGGGACAGCCCAGCGACACGCGGCACTCGTGGAGGCCCTGCAAATTGCGGAAGGCAATAAGTCGAATGCCGCTAAGTTGTTGGGGCTCAGTAGACAGCATCTTCATCGCATCCTTGCTGAGCCCTCCCGCCATGGTCTGACGAGTGGCGCTGTCACGTCTGATGACGCCGTCACATCTGAGCCGCGGACTATCGCTGTAACCTCGGCCGCCACTGGTGGCGGCGTAACCAAAACTTCAAAGGAATCATTGCCTTATGGGTATTCTCGGCCTACTTTGGTCGCTGTGAGTACGGCCCCAATGATGATCTCGGAGGGGGTGACGATTACGCTGGTCTTGCCCCGCCGATGCGTCGAGTGGCTTGATCTTCAAGCCGTGAAACGAAAGCACACGCTTGGCCAAGGCAAGCCAGCTAAGGCGCCGATCGTTGCAGCGCTGATCGAGCGTGAGATGGCTAGGCTGGATGCGCCAGCACAGGCCGAGCCCAAGCCCAAGCCCGCGAAGAAGGGCAAGGAAGAACGATGACACCGCGCGTGCTCGATCTCGACGGCCTGGTCCTGGAGCGCGGAAGTCATCCGGCCAATGATGGCCTCTGCGTCATGGAAGCCGTCGCCTTCGTTGCCGGCGAGCCCCACACCGATTCGCCGGCTTGCGCCTGTCCGATCATCTCAGCCTTCTGCCGCCGCTGGAACGATGATCTCGATGATGCCGGACGGCAGCGTCTGAAGCCCTATATCCCGAAACTCGTAGGCACGCGGGCGACGCCGACGGTCAAAGAACGGCGGGGATGGCTGATCGCCGATTGGTTGTTGCGCGTCCATATCCCGGCCTGGTTGCGGCTGGCCAAGCTCGATGAACAGGCGGACGCACTCGAATGCTTGCCACCAATCGTGGATCTTGGAACATTCAAAGCATCCCGGCCGACTTTGGCCGCCGCCTGGGCCGCCTCCCGGGCCGCCGCCGGGGACGCCGCCGGGGACGCCGCCCGGGCCGCCGCCGGGGACGCCGCCCGGGACGCCGCCCGGGACGCCGCCTGGGCCGCCTCCCGGGCCGCCGCCGGGGACGCCGCCCGGGACGCCGCCTGGCACGTCGCCCGGGACGCCGCCCGGGACGCCGCCTGGGCCGCCGGCGGGGACGCCGCCCGGGACGCCGCCTGGGCCGCCTCCCGGGCCGCCGCCGGGGACGCCGCCGGGGACGCCGCCCGGGCCGCCGCCGGGGCCGCGCTCGAACCCACAAAGCTCTCGTTGCAGGAGTCTGCCTTCGATCTTTTGACCCGGCTGATCGAAACAAGGGAACCATGA